TATAATTTTAGGATTCGTCTTAATATAATCTAAAGCCCAAGTGTTCGTGTCAAAACCCAAATTATCTTTCGGCAAATTGTAAATATGTCCCGAAGAATAGGTAACGATTACATTCTTATCATTGAGATATTTTTTAATAGTATTAGTTTTCGTAAAGCTCTCTACAATAACCAAGCTTTTCATAATTAATAGCCTCTATAATTATTCTGTGTAAATCATTTTTTATATTATATATTTAATAATGGACGCTAAGATAAATACTTATACATTAAAAAATGGTATAAAGGTTTTGATAGTACCGCTGAAAACTAAACTGACATTTATATCGGTATCTATGTTGCTAGGTTCTCGGCACGAAAAGAATGGAGAGGGGAACCTGACGCATTATTACGAACATCTTCTGGGAAGAATAACATCGCAGAAATACAAGGATTATAAATATATTGGAAATGAAATAATAAAGCGTGGAGGAAATAGTAATGCTTATGTATCAGAATACGAATTAATAGTATTTATACAAGGGTACTTCAAGGATTTTGATTTTTACGCTGATATTTTATCAAATAGCTTGAAAGACTTTTATATAGACCCTAAGTTGGCTGAAAATGAGAAGGGTGCCGTAATACAAGAGCTGAAGAATATCATATCAAATGAAAGATACGATTTTGATTATAATGTATTCAAATATCTATTCCCAAAATATGCGTATTTAGAAGATTTTAAAAAGGATATTAAATATGTTAAAAAATATAATGTTCGGCTCGTAAAGAACTTCATCAAGAAAAAGATATTAACTGAAAATATCGTATTAAATATAACCTGTCCGCGTAACAAAATCAAGGAGACAAAATATTATATAAAGAAGTATTTTGGAATTATTAAAAAAACGAGCAAGGGAAATATAAAATACCCGGTACTTCAAAATAAGACTGGCAAAACGAAGGTAGTTCACATCAAAAATAAGGTAGTTAATGATAACACTATAATTAATATTTATGCATTTGCCGAAATGGAGTATTTATCAAAGGAACATATCATACATAATATATTGCAAAATATATTATTTGACTTTGACGTAGGCGTTTTTTACAAGGAACTTCGCGAAAAAATGGGGATAATATACGGTATCAATCTGTATAATAATATAAGTATAAAAAATGCCAAACAATCGCATTATTATATAGGTACAAAGTGCGATATCAAAAATGTGCCAACGGTTATAGGTAAAATAATAGATATCCTGAAAACTTATAATATTAAACCTAAAGATATTAAATATTTCAAAAATAGAATGTTATCAAGATATGAATATTCTAAGTTTTATGGACTAACCTCGTATAACGGATTTTATAAGAACTTCCTATTATATAATAAAAAATTAAGAACAAATAAGGATATCTATGATGCTATCAAAAATACAACAAATAAAGAGATATTAGAGTATTACGAGAAATTCAAGGAAAATATTATTACAAGAAGCACAATTTTTTACTATTCCCATAAAAACATTAATGTCAAAATAAATAATAAACTAAATAATAAAATAACAATAATATAGAAAATGAATACAATCTATTTTTACATATATTTAGTTACTATAATAACAATAACAGTTGGTTTTAGTGTAGCCAGATGCGTATTTGAAATACACTCACTTGATATGTTTTTTTACCCTAATCACGATAACAATATCATAGAGAACCGCGTATATCTAATATCTCATATTATTGTTAATTTTGCTCTCGGGTTTTTATTCGGTTTTGAGGTAATCATAGGAATGATTTTAAAAATTATGTTATTTGAAGTATATCTTTATACCACGGAAAGATGCGATATATTCAATACATCAAAGATATCTCATTTAATAATAATCGTTATGATATCATTAGTAAGCTATGTAATGGGCTGCTTCGCTAATATATTATTCGCCAACAATAAAAAAAATATATAATATATACACACAACCGCACTCGCTCTCACACTCGCAACCTAACCCATTCCCGAATTACCTAGCATAGCCTACGCAGTATGCTGTAGATGGGATTGTGGGGTGATGTTTGGCATTAGATATTTATCAATAACCGACGCAATATTGTCAACGTGGAAGTTAATCTCATTTCGCATAGGGCAACGAAGAAATGTTCTGCAATCTTCATATACCATATTCGTTTCACTGCCATACAAGTTGTTTTCATAATCATTTCTTTTATCTTGGATTTGCGAGGTCATATATTTAAAGAAGCAATTCGTATGGATAGGCATTCCCGGAATCATCTTGCAATTTGAATCAAATGTCGGAAATGACACAAACCGCTCCTTGCTTTTAATAGAATCCTGGCAAATACAGCAAATCTTCCCACCCATCCCACTCGTCCCGCTCGTCCCGCTCGTCCCGCCCATTCCACAAGCCATTCCGTTGCTAATTTGTTTTTTAGGATGCTCTATGATAATAGGCATATTTTCAATCGTCCACGCATATTTTTTGTTGCACATCTTTTCAATCCTCTTGCAGGCTTGCTCGTTGTACCAGATAGAAGCGTACATATTTGAGTCAGCAATCCCGATGAACTTCATACAGTAATCTGTTTTGAAGTTGATGATGTCTTTGATGATTTTGCTCTCAATCTCTTTTTTTTCAACCAATTTCAACTTGTCAATTTGAGTTCCAGTGCAATTTGACAGATAAATGTCGTTGTGGCCTGTCATAATAAAACCGTTGCAGAGGAAATCAAGCTTATTGAAAGGAGGCTTCAGATGTCTTTTGTTCGTTGATACAATGTCAAACATAATGTCAAATACGCTTCCTTCGCTGAAAAACGGAATCTTTCCCACAGTAATCGTATATATGAATGTGTGCAAGGTTCCGAAGGGCTTGTCAATATAACTTTTAAAGTCCGAGTTATTTCGCACAGCAGTCTTGCGCTCTTGCTTGACATTAATAGCGCCAAACTCGCGGATAAACAGAGATGCTATTTCAGCCATCATATTATTAATATCCTGTTCGTTGTAGATGCACACATCAATATCGTTGGGAATTAGAGTTCTTGCAGATGTCTTGGGCTCAAACTGTTCATTCCAAAAGTGCTTAGAGTTATATCCATTATTTTCCCAGAAAACCTTAGAGTAATGCTCTGAAATAATGGAATCCCTAACAAATCCGCCGAAAATAATCCCGCCCCACTTGAAAATGATGTTTTTGATATCCCAGGAAATATTGTGCTTGATAGTATTGATATTGTAAGAGACCTTGACATTGCCTGACATTATCATAGAGGTATCAATTAGTATCTTTCCTGTCTTTGTGTTGCTTGGACGAGATTCGCGAGATAGATGCTGTTATGTGTGTTTGAAAAGCTATCGGGGAGCCCTTACAAAGCTGGAATGAACCGCGCTTGTATGTAATTGTGTTTTAAATAATAGAACTATCAATTTTTATATATTTCTCTATGCAATAATAATAAATGTATTCTATAATATATCAATATATCAATGTATATAGGATTAAAAAATAATTAAATTGAGAGTATATTCGCGGGTTGCAATAGATTAGCCGATGTCATTTTCCAATTTTGCCTTAGAATAAGCGTACATTACATTTTCGGCAGTATCTATAGGGAGGATAACATCTTTCTTTGCATAAAATTCGGGTCCTTGGCGTGATTCTCTGTTGATTAATGAGCGGAGAGTATTAAAATCGCTGAGTTCATATTGTAATTGAAAGGGCGCATTATTGCCTTGTACTAATTCTATGTAAATAGATGGTAATATTTTATCTTTCCCGTTGCGAGAATAGAAACTGTTAGGATAGCTAAAAACCGTATTTATAGCACCTGTTCCAGAAACTGAAAACATATTTTTAGTATTTTCAAAAGCTATGTGTTCGTTCGGGAAGGGTAATCCGGAACCCGAATAATTAATCATTCTATCAATCGGATTTGCGGCTAATACTAACATTTTACTATATTGCGAAGGATTTTTAATATAGCCTTCAAGAAACATTTTAGAATTGTTTTGAATACTTACATTTAAATATATATATTCATCGTTAAAAATCATTATCTCTATTCTATATATATAGATTTATTTATTTACATTTGCACTCTTGTACTAGTTCCCAAACCGTGCTTATTTACTTCTATTTTTTCGCAACTTGAAGGAGTGCATTTTACTATATAGCGCTCAGGGTACATAGTTCCCGAGACATCCACGGGACGATTGCAAGGTGCACAAGGAGCTAAGTTGTTCGTAGCATTCATTTTATTCATCTCTATTATTTTTTCGGCGTTGCTCTGTAAAAATACTCGGCTCTCATAACTGCTTTTAATCATATTGTTATTTGATAAATCAGTCATTAATTCGGCATTAACAGCACAACGAGGTCTATAATCAGTGAATATTCGCCCATCTGACATTTTAATAGGGCATTTAGTACGATATTCATCTAAATTTGTATTATTCATTTTATTCATTTTATTATCTATACAATTACAATATTTTTTATTTTACGCCTTTTTATTATACTCCAATATTCTGCCTATAAGAATTGCTTTTGTACCCTCGCTATTTAAAGATTTTTCTACACATTCCTCGCGTAGCTTTTCAATACTCATTTTTTTATACTTCTTCGTTATAGATTTATCCTGATCTGTCCCAAAAGTAATATCAGAACTAACTGACATAGCATCGTTATCTATATTATTATCACCGGTATCGGCGCCATTACCAGAGGCGCTACCCGTAGCACCCTCTGCACTACAAGCATATAAAATATCCCTAATATCATTTTCGCTATCGTTATCAGCTGTCATATCAATTTTAACTACTGAAGGAACATCCGAAGCATTATCGTCGTCGTCCTTGTCGCAGTCGCTATATTCTACATTTTTATTTATAACTACATCATCGCCTTCTTTACATTCTATTATTTCAATTTTATTCTTAGATTCAATAACAACAGAAGCGTCATCTGATACCTCTACTTCATCAATAACTATTTCAGGCTTGGAAGAGACAGCAGCTACTGCAGCTACAGCAGCTACCGCATCAATCATATACGATGACATATCTATGTCTTCAGAGTCCTTGGAGCTCTGCGAGCTCTGCGAGTCTTTTGAGATGGGTTTTTG